GATCTCCTACGAATGACAAATCATAGGCTGGAAAATATTGAAATACTGCTAGAGTTCTTAATGTTACCTCCTGATCTCAAAGATTATAAAATAGGTAGGGGGATGAGGAGACAGAAATTAAACAAGTCAATGTCGGAGTGAAGTAATCTTTTCTATTCTTGGTTTGAGTTTCATAATCAACTTTGTTACAGGATATGCTACTATTAGATCAACCAATACACTTTGCCATATAAAGTCTGTGAATTGTTCTCCATCCAACTTGATAACAAACAACATCCAAGGAACTGTAACAGCAAGATAAGCAATGGCGAACATTGGAGTTATGATTAAATACTCCAAAACACTGGATACCACATCATGAATACTACAGTCACAATGCATGCGTTTTCTGGCTATTTTCCAGTCCATACAGGAATAGTAATTGTTTAATATTTAAATTATCTTCTTATTGACTTGCTTGGATCATTCATGGCAACCATCCAGTCTTTCCCATGCTTCTTTCTCATGCTTTTCCAAAACGGGTCTTCCTGACCATGACGGTCTTCCTTTATTTTAACCATAATTCTTTGATAACACGGCATGCAAAACCTGGCATTTATGTTCTCTATATGGAATTTATACATTCCACACACATAACACATTCCATAATATTTATCGGCTATAGCGACAAGTAGTGCCTCTCTACCCCTCTTACTTGCACAATCACCACAGATATCTATAACAGTTGCACTTACTACATCTTTACGAAAGCATAGCAAACACACACCCTCTTTGTAGTTGTCTACCCTGGTATGCTCGTTCCTTTGGTGTAGATTCCAAAGCTTCTGACCAATATACGAACCTACATTTACAGGTAGCTTCATGCTTCAGCTAACCTTACCTTTTTTAAAGCATCTTGTAGTATTAGGTAAACGTTGTTTGCAGAATAATCATTTGTAGAAACTTTTCTACTCATCTTCTTTATATCTTCAATAGTTTCGTCTATAAGTTTGTAATCTGCCGAATAAACTGAACCGGCTCTCTTTGCTATATTCTCTTTAACTGATCCTGCTCTCTTTATAGTATCATTATACGCCTTTGTGTAAACGTCTACTTTGCCCTCTTTTACCTGTACTGTTTGTTTTGTAATTTCTTTATACTCAATCTTCTTTTTCACTGTCATCATCCCACCTCCTTGTTGACTCTAATTCATTCTTTACTACTTCTCTTGCATCTCTAACTGTCATAAACGCCTTGGTTCTTAACTCATCAACAGTCTGTGTCTTCTTCCATCCAAAGTCTACTGATGTCTGTAAAATACTTTTAACAACACTAAAATTATCTGGTGTTATGCCACTCTGGTAACCCTTCTTGCTCATTGAAGTTCCTGGACCACTTGAAGGTGATCCTTGGGCTGTTCCCCCAGGGTCAGACGGTCTTCCCCTCTTTGGCTCTCCTTGAAAGCTTTGTTTGTTTTCTTTCTTTTGACCCATTGCCGGTCCACGACTTCTTTGGGGTTTTTCTTTTGGTGATTCTTCTTGTGCCATCATCATTGGGTTAATTATGGGGTCTTTTGATACCTTAAATTCTCCTGTATGTGTTCTTTTTACTTCAAATCCCATAGCTTGCATTGCTGCCATGTTCTGTATCTCTGTAGACTGTGTTTGTAGTTCTCTTAGTTTGTCTGTCTCTTCTCCAGCCTTTAATCGTAATTCCCAGTCATCAACGCCTAACAAATGTGATATTTTATTGTAAAATGACTTGCGAAGTATGTCCTGACCCCATGTTACTGCCCTGTTTGTTATTGTAACTTGTAATCCTTCTTGTGACCAACCACTTGGCATTTCTCCAAAATAAAGTGGTAACACACCATAAACTGCTCCAATTATCTGTCTTAATTCCTTTCTTAATGCCATAAACTCTAATTCTTTAAGTGAGCCTGTAAAGTCAATCCACTGTGCCATGTTCTTTGCACCTCTTTCACTTTCAACTAAAAGTGGGTGTATCATGTATGGGTCTTCAGTAGCTTTCTGTTCCAGCATATCCCAAGATTTTCTGAATGTCTCATAATTACGAGATGCAATTATGAGCATACCCCTTGGGGGTCGCATTTTATCGAAATACTTTCTAATATATTCATCCATATGTGTCAAGGACATTGCCTTTGACCAGACGGAATAAATTGGCGAATAACCATAAATTAATCCAGGTTTGTATTTACCTGCTTTCCAAATAACTTCACCTTCACCATAAATAACTCTCTTTGGTTGTGGTATACCGATAGAGTATACGGAGTTTACTTCCATTATTGCTTTTAATGCCTGGGCACCACACCTATCACAGGTATTTGATGTAAGTCGCTTATCCCTATGTTCAAATCGTGGACATACAAATATTTCATTTCTTTTGTCGTCATAACCTATTCTTCCATCACTGTCTGCTATCATAGCAACTTGTGGTGGATCAATTCTTAACATCTCCTTAATCTCTGTTTTCTTTTCTGAGATTAAGCCAGTCTTGTCATCTATCCAATAGTTCTTTAAAACAAGCAAATATGCATTATCAGCAATCTCAAGATCCCTTTCTATCTGTCTTGTTACATCCTCCAGAGTCTGTTCGTTTGAATTTATTGGCTCGTTTAACAACCCATCAAGTATTTTCCTATTCTTTGGATTTGGTCTTAATAGTTTGGTGTTTCCACAACTATCACACATTACGTCATCTTCAACAACTTTTCCCGCCTTATTTGCAGTTCTTCTTTTTTGTTTTGGCAGTGCATTGTCCTGATTATCCTCGTTTGATTGGAAAGGTTGCTCATCTGGGAGGTTTGTTATAAGTGGTTCGTATTGGAACTCTTTTCCGCAATTTGTGCACTTAAACTTCCATTTTTCGACAATTTCGAAGCCATTTTTGAAAATTTCACGATTTAATGTCTCAACTGGAATTCTCAATGCATCAATATTATCGGCTAATTCGTATATCATTATTAGAGGGAACGGAAAAATTGGAAGCTTTGCCCCTGTATCTGTAGCCATATATGGCTGTGCAATGCTTGGTCTTGTTGTGGTTTCAGTAAAAGCCTTATCTATAGTACCTTTACCAGTCATAAAACCCTTAAAAGTTTCCCATCTACTCATAGCCTACTCACAATCTCCTACTTTATAAACTTTGTCAGGTTTTGTAATATTTTTGTCATGATAAACATATTTAATATGGACCTTACTGAGTAAGAGTGAGCCTAGTGGTGTGAGTCTGCATACCCGAAAGGGAGGGCTGGTCTTAGGCTAACCAGCTAGGCTTAATCTTTAAGTATTTAAACGTTAAGTTGATCTATGGTAGAGTTAGAGATAGACGACTATAATGAGATCCTGGATTGGTTTACGTTAGCGTTTGGTAAGAAGGGTAAAGCAATTAATGAACTCAACGCCAAGGCAAGAATGACATTTTACAAGCTTAATTTCCTTGCAGAGGACAAAATTAAGGAAGTAAAGCAGTTAAGCCTTGATGATGATGATGAATGAGCATATTTTACACATTGGTCTGGTAATTTTAATGTTTGTAATGATACTAGTAATTTTTATATATGTGGTTAATGAAGAGCAATATATGGCTGAAATATGCAATGAACGTATAACATCTTCTACAAAAACATGTAATGGTGGATTAATATGAATGCAAATCATTTTGGGATTGTATTTTCTATCTCATTAATTTTAGTAATATTAACATATGTATTTTTAACAACTGTTGGAATAAGCATAATTCCTGAAACAAATACTTTACCACAAACACTTGCTGAATACTGCGAAAAATTTAACTTGAAATGCTGATGGACACTTTCTGCATAATTGACTCTAATGGAGAAACATTTCATTCCAATGTTAATTTGGATTTTTCATATACAGAGATAGACGAATGGAAGCACAAGTGGGATCCTAAAAGACATCTTGACAGAAACGGACATCCTAGAAAATGGGGCTTTGTAACTTACAAAGTCACAAACACATCAGAGAACTTTCCGGATGATGAATTTGAAGATAAGGCATTGGCAATAGCATTAAGACAGTGGGGCTTGAGGTGTAAGGATATTAGATTTAAGAGAATAAAAGATAAAAACAAAAGAGCAGATATTGAGATGAGATTTGTAAAGGCAGAAGACGATAAGATGTTTAAAGAAAGACCTAGCACTTTAGCATACGCATATTTTCCAAATGGAACACGAATTGGGGGTGATATTACATTTAATGACACCGTAATCTGGTCCATTAACGGAGAAAAGAGAAATGCTCACGAAGTTTATCCTGACAAATATCCTCCTAACACAAGAACAAAATTAAGAACATATAACATGATTCATACCCTTTTACACGAGTGCGGGCATGCTATTGGGCTAAAACACTGCGACCAGCACAAAGATTGTATAATGTATCCATATTATAACGGTAGGGTTACACTGCACAATCATGACGTAAAACGCATCCAATCGTTCTACGGTAAACGCACAATCAGCAGTCAAATCACGGACTACTTTCGTGAACGTATGCTACGAAAATGGCATCTGTAGTTTGCAACGCTGCCGAAGGCAGCCGGTCAGGTGTGAGGAAGATTTATATAACCTGCAAGAAGCCGAGAGGATATGTCAAACGACAAAAAAAGGTTGCAGGAAGTAAG